CGGACATGAATTAAATTACGAAGAATGGTTGCGCATATATGCTCCTCATGCTGCTTCATCAACACTGGCACAGCATCACCACAGAGCATGGCAATGGGCCGAGGATATTACTCCCGGTAAGTTTTGCCCAGCGTTGATTGAGTGTTGGTTCCGTGGTGGTGGTAAATCTACAACCATGGAATTGATTGTTAGTCGTCTAGCAGTTAAGGCTACGCGACGTTTTGCTGTATATGTATGTGCTACGCAAGACATGGCAGATAGGCACGTGCAGGATATTGCTACAGCAATGGAGCGTTGCGGTATTGAACGTGCTGTTAATAAATACGGGTTTTCAAAGGGTTGGAGTGCATCCAAGTTGCGTACGGCTAATGGCTTTAATGTATTAGCATTTGGATTAGACACTGGTGCTCGTGGTGTTAAATTAGATCACCTCAGACCAGACATGATAATTTTGGACGACATTGATGAACTCGATGACTCTGTAAATGGTGTTGATAAAAAAATACGCACCATTACTCAAACTATTCTTCCAGCAAAAAGTACAGATTGTGCAGTCGTATTTGTCCAAAACCGCATTCATGCCAATTCAGTGATGTCGCAAGTTCTCAGTGGTGATTTAGATATGTTGCAAGACAGAATACAGTCACCAATAGTTCCAGCCATAGAGGATCTTGAATATACGACATATGAGCGCGATGATGGACGCATGGGTTACCGTATAACAAATGGAAAACCTACTTGGCAACATAAGACGTTGGAAGTTTGCCAACACGAAATAGACACTTATGGATTGCTGTCATTCTTACGTGAGTGTCAACACGAGGTCGGCGTAGGTGGATTATTTTTTCCTGAGTTTAGAGAATATTCCCCAGATGGTAAGCCATGGCATGTTGTTGATCATGTCGATGTTCAACCGTGGTGGCGCATGTGGGCTAGTCACGACTTTGGTACTGGTGCTCCTGCGTGTTTTTTACTGTATGCCAGTGACGATCGCGAAAACATATATGTCATTGGAGAAATGTACGAGGCCGGACTTGTAAGTAGTAAACAAGCTGAAAAATGTCTTGAGTTGCTAGAACAGAGACAGTTGGCTTCTCCTGTTAATACAAAAGTCCGCGACGGGCTATGGAACACAAAGTTAGAGGCTATTGCTTTTGACTGGGCAAACACATTTCCTCCAATGAAAACAGAGGAAAGAATTGGTGAGTATCCAGTTGAAGTGTGGTGGGAAAGAGGTCTTCCCGCTGTACGAGCGGTAAAGGACAGGAAGGCTGGTTGGAGAAGAGTAAAAGAATGGATTAGTGCAACCGATGTAGTCAATGGTGTACCAAAACCAAAATTACAGATTGTTCGTGGTGCATGTCCTAATTTAATTAAGCAACTCTCTGTTACTATGTCTCATCCACGTGATCCAGAAGATATTGACAGTGGCACTAAAAATGATCACGCAATTGATAGTTTTCGTTACGGTGTAATGTGGCGAGAATACCCAGTTAAATGTCCGGAGTTAGAAGATAAAATTCCTATGAACGAAAGATACGTTCCGTCTTGGCTTAAAAAGAAGGATGAAAAACGTTGGCTATGAGTGTGTTTCTTTGCATTTGTGCTGTAATCATTACCATTTGTGTTGCATTGCAAACATTGTTGATGTATGGGCTTGTCAATCATTTACGGCAAATTAAAGAAGAGCGCCTGCTTGTACAACGTGTTATTTCAAATGAAAGGTGGATTTAGACATGTCCATTGATATTAGTAACTTAATGCGTAGCGCTTTGACTAAAAGTGTTATGGGGCAGCAGCCGAAAGTGTCAGCATTTTCCAAGCCAAGTGACGTGGGAGCACCGGGTAGCTTTGAGTTACTAAATGGAGCAAAAGATAATAAAGAGAATTTAAATATTGATTTAACTGCCAAAGAATGGAAAGTCGTCCCAAAAGATCAACCAGACGAAGCAAAGCGAGTTATGACGTTTGTCAAACAACAGTTTGATTTAGCGTATCGCGCACGACAGGAAATGGAATTAGAGTGGGTAATGGCTACTGCCTTTTTTGAAGGACGGCAGTGGTTTAGGATTAATAGTCAGGCGCGTAATCTAGAAAGTTTACAAAACGAGGACGAGCCAAACAGATATATGACTGTTAATAAGATGCGACCGCTGATTGATGGCGTAGTTGGTAAATTAACGCAATGTGCGCCTGATTCAAGCGCTGTGCCTATTAGTAACAACCCAGTTGATCTAATGGCTTCCGATGAGGCGAACTATATTGTCAATCACTACAATCGCAAGTTTGACAGAGAGACACAGACAAAAGAACGCGTTCGCTGGGCATGTGTCTGCGGTACGTCATTTTTAAAAATCTTTTGGGACGCAAGCTTAGAGCAGATTGTTCCGCAAATGGATGCTACTGCATCAGAAGTCATAGGTCA